CGAACCATGGCGGCGGTTTAAAAAACGGTACGGTCAGTTCAGGCTGCGACGACCGGGATCGGAAAGACCCTGGGCGGTCTATCCCGAGATGATTTCATCTGCTTAGCAAAACTGAGATGGTCCTAACAATCTTCGCGCAGCTCACGCTGGAGATTTATGTTCTAAAGCGAGGAAATGTCATGTGTCAGGCATGGCGTAGATTTGCTCACGCTCTATCAGCAATACAGCCAACGCCGAGCTGTAAGCGTTAATCGTGCCAGCCAGCGCGGCCGAGATTTCGTCGCTGGTGTAGACGGACTTGAGGCCTTCAATTTTTGACTTGTTTTCAGTCAGTAGGCAGACCTTCTTTAGCATTGCGTCATTCATGAGGTCCTCCTATTACCAGTTCGTATATTGGATTTGCAAATAGCCAACATTGCCGTTGCCACCAGCCACCACATTGGCGAACTGGCCTTGTCCAGCTTGTGGTCCAGTAGGCCAGCCGCCTGCGCCACCGCCCGCAGGGCCAGTGCCCCCGTAGTCCGCTGAGCGCACAGCGCCGCCCCCGCCAGCTCCGTATCCATAGCCGCCGTATCCGCCATATCCCGGTACGGCATCAGAGCCCGCCTTGCCGGGTGCACCACCGCTGTTGTATGGCGAGCCACCTCCACCATAGTTGCCAGTCCCGCTTCCAACTCCGTCGCCGCCATTTCGGCCGCCCGTGCCGCCACTTGAGCTGCCTTGTGACCTACCTCCTGATCCACCTGCACAGGTTAGCGTGGTGCCGCCTAGCGTGAAAGTTGTTGCTGAGCCAGGGTTACCGTCTGCCCAAGTTGGGCCATTCCCACCTGCGCCCACAGCGTATGAGAACGACTGCCCGGCAGTAACTGTATAGGTCTGGCTATTGATGTAGCCCGATCCACCGCCACCGCACGCACTCCCTGGTGCACCAGCGCCCGAGCCACCGCCGCCGATGCCCGAAACCAGGACAGCACCCGAATAGGCGCTGCTAATAGATCCCGAACCAGAGCCTGTTAAAACTTGAACTGCGGTAAGAGCGAATGGTGAACCCACAACCGGTCGATCGCTGCCAGCCACCACTACAAAGCGGCAGTAGTACGAACTTGCTCGGTTCGACATTCCAGGCAAGTTTGTCGCGGCGATCGACGAGGAGGTGCTTTCATAGGCGACGGTCGTGAAGTTGACCGACGTAGAGTATTGGGTCGCAATACTCGCAGAATTCGCTCCAGTCACATTATTGGAGACAGTGATGCTTGCAGAACCGGGGTTGTAGACTGCACTGCTGCCGTTCAGAGCCAGGGAAGAGGTTGGCTGCGCAAGTTGGGTTGTGGCTGTGCTGACAATGGCACCAGCCCCCAAGCTAGTGACTTGCACATAGTAAGGTGTGCCGGTCGAATAACCAGGCATGGAGGCGTATGTGACCGCATCCAGGTTACCTGTGTTGCCCGACAAAGTGACCGAAGTGTTCGCGATCGGGTTGGACATGTCGGCACTGGCCGAGATTTTTACCGACACAGAATCTGCAGTTCCAGTTCCAGAATAGATGAACGTAAATCTGTAATTCGTCGTACTCAAGAATTGGGGCGTGACCGCCACGCTAGCCGCTCTGTTCATAGAGATAGCGTTCGACCACGGAGACACTTCTGAGGCAGAGCTTATGTACCGCACGCGCGCGTACAGAGGGCCACTGACCTGTGCGATGGCACCAGAGGAAACGGTGAGCGAGGTCTTTGATGCGGTAGTGGCCAGATCGTAAACCACGTTTACAAAGGCTGAGTCGTTGGCAAACTGCCACTGCGACCCTGCATGCGTGTCGGTGTTGTAAACAAAGAAAGCCGAGCTGCTCAGTGTCGGCGTAAAACTGCTCAGCGTCGCGCCACTTGTCGGACTTGTGATCGTCGGCTGCGAGGGCTGGCGCCCGGCCTGTGATTGCAAGGTGGTCAATGTCCCCTGAACTGTCACGACCGGTGGGCTGCCGTAAATTTGTCGTCCCATGTTTTACTCCTCAAATCCAAAAACATTCACGCTCACGCCAGTAGAGCTTGCATAGACAACCAGGTTTTTCCCCGCACTAGCGACCAAGCCTGTGCGTTCCATGACGCCATTGGCCGGGATAGTGGCTTCGTATTCCAGGAATTCGCTGTTTGCTGGCGAGTTGTTGGCACTGATGGCCATTCGAACGGTCACGTTCGATGCTGTCCTGTTCAGGACGTTCACGTTGAAACTAGCGAGCTTGGATGCTGGGACGGTGTAGACCGTCGTGTTCGTGTTCGCTGCCAGATCAGCCTGGCCAAGTGTTCCTGATGCCATGCTGTGGGCTCCTTAAGATTGACTTAGAAAAAATAGACGGCAGCTGGTGCCCACCCACGAAGCTGAAGTGCCGTCTGTCACCAGTGACTTACCGCTATTACCCGTTTGAGAGGGGTACACCAGCGACCAGCTGACCGTAGAGCCGTCTGTGACAAGGGCCTTGCCCGCGTTTCCTACCTGAGAGGGATAGAGCTGCCCCCAGATCAAAGCGATGCCGTCCGTGAGCAACACCTTGCCCGCGTTGCCAGCAACGGAGGGAATTTCCGGGGGTGCTGCAGGCGATACAGTCCACGCTGAAAAACTGCCGCTGCCGCCGATGTAAGAAGGCGTGAACGTCATCACACCGTTGCTGGGGTTGAACGCAGTGATCACGCCCGTCATCCAGGCCGATCCGCTGTTGACAACCTGTACGAACTGTCCGACTGTGAATGTCTTGCCAGTCTGTGCCAAGGTGAGCGTCTGGCTGCCAGTGCCAACGGTCAATGTGCTTGTGCTGGTGGCCTGTGTGCCCGGAGCATTGAGCGCCGTTGCCGCGCTGGCCGCTGCCGCGTTCGCCTGGGCAGTGGCCAGGGCTACCTGAGCCGTCGCGTCGACCACGCGCTGGGCGGTGTAGCTGACCGTGTAATTGGCAACCGTGACAAATTGAAACAGCGACTGGACAAAGCGCAGTCGATGCCCACCGTTTGCCAGCCCAGTGGTGGAGCTAGCGTCATCAGTGACGGTCGATCCGTCACCCCCGAGCGCTATCGGAAATGTTACCGATCCCATTACAACAATTCCTTCACTTCAAAATCCACCGAATAGGTCACTGGATTGGGTTGTTTGATGGCCCCGATCTGCTGCAGGCGACCAACGAATGAGCGCTGGGGCTGTGTGGTGAGCGAGGTGCCGCCATCGGGCATCACCAGGATCTCGCCGCTTACCCCCGCCAGGCGCTGCAGCTCAAGGGCGTAGCTGTAAGCCTCGGTGTCGGTGATGTAGGGCAGCGTGAAGGTCATGACCCGGTACTTGGACCGCACGTCGAAGTACTCCGCACCGGACAACGAGGTGTCCACAGGCGTCGGGTCCTGAAAGCCCAGACCCGAGCCGTAGCCGTAGTTCACGTTCGGTGACCAGCCGCGCGCCATGAAGAGGCGGCCGATCTGGATGTAGCCGTCGCTGTTGCTGGTGTCGACGATCTCTACGCGCCAGTAACGCATGTTCTGCACGCTTGGCAGCCGCAAAATGAAAGGCGACTGATACCCAGCCCGGGCCTGCTGCGAGAGCGTGCCCAGCCAGAAGTTGTCGTCTTCCCACTCCAGTAAGTCTGTCGGGATCACCCCAGATGGCCATGCAGCCACGCTGCCGCTGTCGTAGTAAAGCGTTGTGAATGAAGCCGTGTCACTGGCCGTGATGCGAACAGTGCCGCTGACGCTGATGTTGTGCACCACTAGGGCCACCACGCCGATCGAGCGAGCCTGGCCAAGGTCGATGTCGAACTTGGTGGCAGCGGCGGTCACGCCACTGCTGCGCGAGATCTTTTGCACCTGCCTGTTTTGCAGATTTGCCAGAGGCAGCGCAGGCAACCAAGAGCCACCTGAGAGGTTGCCTTCGTCCGTCCTATTTTGCCAGGCCAAAAATATGTTTGCCACGTGTCAACCCCACAAGGTCAAGTCAAACTGGTATCCGCGCATGTTGGTGCGGATGCCAATGATCAGAAAGTTCTTGCCGGCACTCATGCCAAAGCGATTGATTTGCAGCGAAACGATCTTGCCGATGTCCAGCGCTGCAGCGAGCGGTGCATCCACACGGATCGTGAGCTGGTACATGTCGCGGCGCACCTTGTAGATGGCGAGCCTGCGATCAGCTTCGGTAGCTGCATCGCTGGCCGAGGTCAGCACAGTCAGAAACTCCAGCTCTGGGCTGGTCAGGTTGGCCGTCTTGATTGATGCATCGCTGGATTCCACACGTCTGTACTCTTCGGCCAGGTAGGCCTTGCGGGCATCGGTCACCGCCGCTGTCAGGTCGTTTTGTACGCTATAGATGCGCTGGTAGCCGATCTTCATCTTCCAGGCGGGGATGCCCACACCTGGGTCGCGGCTCGAGACCCGCTCGATCTTGAGTATGTCGGTCGCGGTGATGGTGCCCACGGCCGCGCCGCTGGGCACAGCAATCTGCCCGATGCGAAACGCCCCGGAGGCGTCGCACCCGTACCAGGCCCCCACGCTGGCGCACAGGGTGTCCAGCAGCTCCAGCGGGGTGATGTCCTGGTCATAGGGAGCGTACACCCCCGCCTCGTAGGGAGCAACTGCATCCAGGGCTGTAATGTCGGCGCTGTTGATGTCGCTTGAGCTGATGCCTGAGGTCTGCAAGATCTGGCTGTACAGCTGCCCCACGGTACGGTTGGCCACTGCAGCGCCTTGCACAGCATCCACCGTGACCGTGCCTGTGGGGGCGCTGCCCAGGCGCACAAAGCAGCCCGCCGTCGCATCGTTCCATACCCGGTACTGGCCCGCAGAGGGCGCATTGGCTTCCATGTCGGCCTGCGATGTGTAGACAGCACCCACCGTGAGCGGTGCGCCCCGGTCATAGGCCGACAGCAGCGCTGACAACGCACTTCCCGCATGCACCTGGTAGATGCGCCGGTCGGTGTTGACTTGTGGCGGGGCCACATTGAGCACCCGGCCAAACACCTGCGGCTTGGGCTTGCCTTTGAGGTCATTGGCCACGCCTTCTAGACCATTGGGTAAGGTATTGTTGCCCGCGTAGCGTACCTGCTGCAGTGGCTTTGCAAGGTCCTGCTGGCGATCGCGCACGCGGATGGTCACCTTTTGCCAGGACAGCTCGGCCTGCTCCATCGTGCCCTTGATCACGGTAACCCAGGTGGGCACGCGATTGCTGTTGGGGGCCACCACGCCGAGCTTGATGGTGATGGTACGGCCAGCGAAGCTGTAGGCCAATAAGCCGTCCAGCGCACCGTCGTTGTTGACCAGCACCATATCGCCGTAGCCGATTTGGGTGCGGCCGGTGGTCTTGGCGTCGCTAAAGCAAGTGCGGCTGATGTTGGCCGGTTGCTGGATGCGACCATCGTAGAACGTATTGGCCGGGGTGTCAGTGGGGCCAGTGCTGTAGCTTTGGGTGGCAAAGCGCAGTGTCCGTACCCCGCTGATGCCAGGGTCGTACACGTCCACATCGGCAATGACGATCTGAGCCATCAACCACCTCCTCCACCAATGTCGTAGCTGTATGTCGGCGCTGCCGCTGCGAGCGAGGCAGAACTGGCTGCGGAACTGGCTGCGCTTGCGGCGCTGGATGCCGCACCTGCCGCATCAGCAGCGGCGGCTGCGGCCGAGTTCGCTGCAGCCACAGCAGCGTCTGAAGCCGCACTGATGGCATCCAGCTTTGTTGCGATTTGACCGAGCAGAGCATTGCTTGTCGTCACACCATCGGCCACGTTTTGCGTGGCTTGCGCCGTGCTCTGCGTAGGGGTGAACAACTTGTCCAACGCGGCCACAGTCGGCGCTTGCTTGGCCAGCTCGTCCAGCGTCAGCTTCTGATCGCTCATCAAAGTCGAAACAGCTGCAAATTTGTCCTGCAAGTTAAGCAGCGCGGCAAATTGCTGCTGGCCGGTGGCTGTGTTGACATCCAGGCCTTCCAGAAGTGCGCGATAGTCATCCCGACTGGAGAGTGCGCTGATCTGTTCGGCCGTGAACCCGGCGGCCTGCAGCCCTTGCTCCACCGCCTTGGCGGTCAAGCCTCCCTGTTCGTTCTGGGTGTAGTAGTTGCTAACAAAGCCGTTGGCCTTCTGAATCAGCGCATCAATGCCACCGGTCAGAGCAATGATCGACTCACGGGCATCGACACTGGCGTGGGCAAAGACGCCAAACGCACCGCCCAGGCTATTTAGGGACTCGCTGACTGTCTGAATCAGCGTGAGACGCTGCATCGTCTGGATCAGCGTCTCGCCTGCCTTCTGAAAGGGTGACAAAGTATCCTGGAATCGAGCGGTCAGCGCCGACTGGTACTGACCCAGCGCGTCCAGGATGGCCTGCTTGTCTTTCTCGGCATCGCCAGTCAGCTGCGTCGTGAAGCTGGTTGTGATCGTGGCCAGCTGCTGGGCTGGCATGCCCAGGGCGTCGGCATAGACCTTGGTCGATTCCAAGATGGCCAGTGCGCCGCTGTCAATGGCCGACTTCAGATCGGCGGTCAGGGCCGTGTAGTCGATGCCACTCTTGTCGCTGCGAAACCACCCGCCGTCTTGCTTCCAGTTGGCGTAAAGCTGGCCAGTGACAGCGCCACCCCCGATGGTGCCGGTCACGCCCTTACTGGTCGTTTCCTTATCGCCCATGCCAAAAGCTGCGTTGAAAACGCCACCCAGCGCACCGCCCAGCACTGCGCCGATTGGGCCTGCGATGGCCGCGCCGATGGCCGTGCCGATCGCGCTGGATGCGGCGCCATTGAGGCCGCCCACGCTTTTGTCACCAGCGATCAACGAGCCCAAGCCGATGCCAGCCGCAGCAGTGCCCAAAATACCAGCCGCGCCGCCCGCAAGCGTTCCAAGGCCGCCGGAAATATTGCCTGACTGCAGGGCAATGATCCCAGCGTCCATGGTCCCAGACACGCCAGCTTCGCCAAAGATGCCGGATAAGCCAGCTTTTAGGCCACCACCCAGGAAACCGGTAGCACCACCGACTAGGCTGGCTAGCGAGCCAGGCGTGGAGGCAGCTGCTGCACCGCTGGCACCCATTCCCACAGCGCCGAGAACGGCGCTCGATGCTCCCTGCGCGATCGGCTGGATGATCGGGCGCAGGATCAATGTATTGAAGAGGTTGTAGAGGGTGTCGCGCAAGTTCTGGCCGAAGCTTTTGCCAGACTCAAATCCGCGCATCAGTGCATCCGTCAGGCTGGTCTCGATCGTCTTGGCGGTTTTTTCCCAGGCATCTGCCGCTTCTTTGGCCGTTTGCAGGTGAACGCCTTGCTCCTTGGCTTCGATCAGCTTTTGCAGGGCCGACAGCGTGTCCTGGTGGGCCACAGTTTCACGCGTGCAAAGCCCCAGGTATTCCTCCTGCTGGACGATCTGCGAAAGCGTCGCGGCCTCGTCCTTCAGGCGTGCGATCTCCAGCTGCAGCAGCTCGGCTTTCGTCTTGCCAATGGCGTCATTTTCCTCGAGCTGCTTGCGCACCTTGTCTTCAATCGCCTGCACATTCTTTTGCAGCGCATCGGTGTTTTTCAGGTACTCCTTCCAGGCTTCCTCGCTGGCCTTTCGCAGGTCTTCCTGCACGGCCTTGGCCTGCTCGGCAGCGGTCAACTGCGCAAGCAGCGCCCTGGTGTTGTCGCTGGTGGCATCCTTAAGGGAAATGGTGCCTTTTTCGACCTGCTTGTCGATTTCAAGCTGCAGCTTCTGCGCCTCGGTGAGCTTTCCACCAACCTCCGTTTCCAGCTTGGCTGCGGCGATCTTTTCATTGATGCTGGCCACCAGGTCGGTATAGGCTTTGGCCTGCTTGTCAGCGGCCTCCTTGTTGATGTTCATCACGTTGGTGAAGTCCAACTTTGGCTTGGCCACTTCCGAAGCCGTGCCCAGACCTTGAATCTCCGCCATCCGTGTGCGAATGCTCTCGCCTAGCAGCTGCTTTTGCCAGGCCGTCTCGATGTCGTCGTGGGCTTTGACGGCCACTTCTTTGGCCTTGTCCATGCCCGCCGCCATGGCCCCCATGGCGCCCATTAAGTCGCCGTTTGCTGCCAGACTGAATGCCTTGCCCACGCCGGTGAACAAGGCGCCCATCTGTTCGAAGTCGGCTTTGGTCTCCAGGTACAAACGCTGTATCACGCGCCACAGGGCCTCGATCACGTCGATCAGGTACGTCAGTGCGGTGATGCCTGTCCGCGTCCATTCGGCGATCGTGCCGTCCCTGGATAGCTCGCGAACCGCTTCACGCAGGCCACCGGTGCCGTTCATCACATCCAGCACGGCTTGGCCCGCCTCGTTCAGTGCGGGCAGCATGCCCATAGTCAGCTCTTTTTTCCAGCCCTCGCCACTGGCCTGGAGCTTCACAAGGTTGTCACTGAAGTTATCGGCCATGGCCGCCTGATCGGCTGTCACCTTGGCGTGCATCTCGCCCACCTCGGCCAGGTCTTTCAAGAACGGTATCAGCTTTGCCCCCTCCTTGCCGTACAGCGCCATCGCCACCGCCGACTTGCCGGAGCCGTCGGCAAAGTTGTCCATGGCCTTGGCCACGGCTTGCATTTGCTCGTCCGGGCTCAAGGCCTTAAAGGTGGCGAAGTCAATGCCAATGGCCTCAAGGGCCTTGCCTGCGCCCTTGGTGTCCTCCGTCGCGCCAGCCATGTTCTTGGCCAACTTGTTCATGGCCGCGCTGATCGTCTCCAGACTGGTGTCGGAGGTCTTGCCAACAGCGCCCATGGCGCTCAGGGCTTCCACCGTGGCGCCCGTCTGCGCCGCCAGATCGTGCAGCTTGGCCGCTGCCTCGATCGAGCCGCGCACCATGCCGACAAAGGCATCCACAGAAGAAATGCCAGCAAAGGCCACGAAGGCTGTTTTCGCCATGCCGACGGCCTGTTCGATCGACTTCATGCTGTCATTGACCACGCGCTTGGCCTGGTCCATGTCAGTCTGAAGGCGAGCGATGTTCGCTGCCATTTCAATCGTGAGAGTTGCAATCGTGCTCATGTATGTGCCGCTTTATTTCTGAATTGCAGCCTGCAGAGCCACCTGATCGAGCGCATAAATGCAGTCCAACTCCCAGGGATTGAGCTCAATGCCGTTGATCCGCTGGTAGGCCAACAGGTCGGACGCACCGATGGCATTGGGGCCCATGCCCGAACCGCGCATGTGGTGCAGCTGCAAAAAAATGTCCCAGATAAGCTCAAGACCTGATGGGATTGGCGGCAGGATCAGGTCAGGCGGCGTTTCGCCACAGGACTGGGCATAGGCTTGCAGGTGATCACGCTGGGTCAGCCCGTCCGGCAGGCGCCTGGACAGGTCAAATTGCGCTTGCGCGTGCGCGATCAGTTGCTCGCGAAGCGCCGCATAAAACGTTCTTTTTCGTTCAGCGCTGTGTTGAGCTGATCGACCAGCCAGGAATACTCGTCAGCCTCGTACAAATCGCGCGCAGCGTCGGCACTGAAGGGCACATCCTTGCCCGTGTCATCTGTAAAGCCTGTCCAGCCCAGGGTGAAGGCCACCAGATTGTCTCGGGCCTGCAGCTCCTGCTCGGCCGGGTCGTCCAGCGTGACCTTGCCGGTCTTTTGCAGCTGGTGCTGCAGGCGACGCTGGTTGGCCAGCAAGATGGCCTTGCGTTTGGGGTGCGTGGGGCCTGCGATCTCAAAGAAGACGCCGGTGGGGGCGCCGTTTTCGTCCTTGATCTCGACTTGGGCGCTCATGACGCTCTTGATGCTGCGGAGATTGCTCATTGGAATATCCTTTGGTGGGAGGTGTTGGGGCTCGGGTGGGATCAAGCTGCGGTGTCTTGCATCACCAAGGTGGTCTGTTCGCTGCTGGTGCCGGAGCCGCCAGCGGTGTTGAGCAAGGCCTGGAAGGGAAAGGTCTGTACGATTCCTGTAGCGCCGTCATTCTTTTGCTGGCCGCCCAACTTGATGCGGGGAATGGTCAGCGTCAGCACATCGGCGTTGGCGGTGTTATCGGTGGTGAGCGACACCACCAGGCTGGTCTCGGTCTCGTTCACGAACAGGTCGCGCAGCGTGGCATCGGTGAAGTAGGCCGTGAACTGGCCGGTGACGGTCACAGGGCCTGCGAACAAGTTGGGCACTGTGTTGGCCCCCACCACCGGATCGCCCGAGAAGGATGGATCGATGTTGATCGACAGACCTGTCACCACGGTCTGCACCGCACCGTTGACCAGCAGCACGCCATTGACTGCGGCCACAATGCCATTGGTGGTCACGGCCGTGGGACTGGTGAAGTAGCGGGAGTTCGATGTGGTGACGTTCTGCCCCATCGTGTCAAAAGAGACCTTGGCCATGCCGGTGGGCGGCAGATCAAGGGACACTTTGTCGAACTTGATACCTGTGTATACCTCGGACTGGCTGATGTCGTTGAACCAGTGCTCCATGGCGAAGCTGACATCCGTGTGGCCGCTGATCGGGATGTAGGTCTTCTTGCCTTGCACGCCGATGGTGGCCGATGCGATCGGGCCTTCAGCCGTGAGCGTGGAACCGTTCAGGGTCATCACGGTGGCCATGGTTGCGGTGAGGCCCATGATCAGCAGGTTCTTGTTCAGGTTGGCCGCGTTGAAGGTGCCTGCAGTGAGGCGCACCACATCTCCGACCTTGAAGCCGTCGGTCAGGTAGGAGCCCGAGCCGCGTGTGACGGTGTAGCTACTACCTAAACCGGCTGCGATGGTGATAGCCAAGCCGGTGGTGCTTGCGCCAGCAGTAAATTCGCGCTTGAGAACAGCAGCAAAGATGTCGCTGTAAGTCTTGGGCGACAGTTCACCTTGCAGTGAGCCTTGGATACGGCGCACGCCGTGACGAAAATCTGCCACCTGCATGTCGGGGCGGATCTCTCCGGACTGGTAGGTCTCTTTGGTCAGGTCAATCGTGGACTGAGCCCGGCGCAGAAGTTGAGCGCCCGAAGCGGCCGGCGCGGTGCCATAGACAAGCTCTCGCTTGATGGCTACTTGTTTGAAAATACCTGATGCTTGAGGCATGGCTTTCTCCATAAAAAACGCCCGCTCAAGGCGGGCAAGGTTTCAACAGACCAGAGTCCTGTATTCAGTTCTCTTCGTGTATCAGCAGGAAATCAACCCCCTGCATGTACAAACCGGATTCATCATCTCTTTCATCAGATCCGATGAGTTCGCGGGTAATGGCGTTCACTTGGACGCCCGCAATCAGCCCGCTCTTGAAAAGAAGTGCGCGGCGAATGGCTTCTTGAATTGTTTTGACCTCTGCATAGGTGCGCGCAAGAGCAGAAACCTGCACGCGGCTGCGCAGGATCACGCCACTCGCCTGCGCGTTAATGGGTGGGATGTCCACGCTGCTGATCAACTCATATGAGACAGCGGGCATGGTGGTGTTTTGCGGGATCAGGCCTGGGTAAATCTTTAAACCAACCAGCGCTGTGACAGCCTCACTGCCGGTGAGCAAGTCATAGACAACTTTTTCTGCTCTCATTTCGTCACCCCATCTGCTTCATCGGGTAGCTTGTCTAACTCCTTGTTCAGGCGAGAGCGCATGTAATCCTTGAAGGCTTCCAAGGCCTGACTGTTCTCCTGAGCCGCAGCATCAGCGGCAGGGCGCATGAATGGTTTTTTTTGAGAGCCGGGATGGTGCACAAGCTCGCGCATGAGCCCAGCGATAAACAAACTTCTTCGATTCTTCGGTTTGATTAGGTGCTTGGCAGTGCCAAACTCGACCATGTGAGCGTAGTAAGCGGTCTTGTTGCCAGCCACCACGCGGGCGCTGATCTTGCCGTTTTTGCCTGCTTTTGTGCTGATGCGCAAACTGCCTGCTAGTGCACCGCTCACGTTGTGAATGTGGGTCTTTGCTTGCTCCAGGACAACCTTCTGACCAGCACGCAGAGCTCCACGCAGGATCTTTTTTTCAATTTTGACGGGAAGCTGATCGAGCAATTTCTGCAAGTCGGCTAAACCATCGATTTGAGTCTCCAGCATGTCGGTTACTCTTTCAATTGAAATTCATTCGAGACCTTCCGATGCCAACAAGGTGAGCAGGACATTGCTCTCATCGTCATTGAGGACAGCATGGATGTTGAAAATGCGTGCCTTGTACAGCGCCCGATAGGATGAAATCACCCGGGTATCGGTGAGGTTGGCTTGGTAGCGTACGGTGATCTGATGGGACACCTCACTTGCGATGCGGTGCGCTCTTTTCTGCTCTCGCCCATCCACGGGTTGGATTGAAGCCCAGACTGTGGCCACGTCCAGCCAGGTTCGCGCAGGCCCCCCGTAGCTGTCTTGCAAGGTACTGGGGCGTTGCAATTTGATTTTTTTGGTCAATTGACCCGCATTGATCACCGTCATACCAAAACCACCTTGTAAGGGTCAAGAAGTCCGTCGATAAAGGGCAGTGATTCGATGCGCCCCCTCGATAGCGCAGCCACCTCTTCTCGATGCGCATACAGACTTCCTACGCGCAACTTGATCCATGTCTTGATCCCCTCTGGTACTGCTTCTGCACTCCCGTATCCGGCATCAAAGATTACGCTGACTGCCCCGATCTGAGGCAGGGCAATTGGCCAGATCTGTCCGAACACGGGAGTGATGCGGGCAGGTTCGCAGGCGCTGTCGACGGTGTAGTTGGGTGCTGGCATGGTCTGCCAAGCGCCCGCCATATCGAGATAGCGGATTTCCACGACCGACGTTACGGGCGACTTGGGCAGCAAAACAGCATGCCCTGGCAGCGTGAAGGTCTGCCCTGCGGGCACCCCCATCAGGCTGGGTCCGGGGAAGCTGTCAAGCACCATCCGCCAGCGCGCAGTGACGAGTTGCCTGTTGGTGATGGTTTCAGCCGCCTGTCGGGCCGCCGAGATCAGAACCTGGATCAGGCTGTCGTCGTCATCGAAGTCCACACGTAGGTGGAGCTTGGTCTCGGCAAGCGAGATGGGCTCCCCTGCGGGCGGAGTAATCAACTGCATGGGCATGTGATTGCTCCACCCTTAGATTCAGACCACTTGTGCGACTGCAGCCTGATTGCTTGCATCGCCCGGTGCGAACCGGGGATTGAATCCGAACAGCTGTGCAGAAGTCAGACTGGCGGCAACGCCCACAGTCACCGAGAGGCGAACGTAGGCATAGCCGTTTGTGACATCTAGATCCTCAGGACGCAGATTAATGATGGCCTGCTTTGCAGAGCCACTACCAGCCTGAGTTAATTGCGTAATGGCTTTTCCAGTCACATCCTTTGCTCCGGTGCCTGAAGCATCCGTTGCCTGCTGAATCTTGGCGTCGAGCGTGGCACCAGTGCCAAGGACACCGCTTTGAATCAGCGCTAGCAGGTTGTGATGATTGCCTGCAGAGACCCAACCTGTCGTTGCAGTGCCCGCAGCTTGACTGACGGGGTCGAGGGTGGCCAGAACCGAAAACAGTTCGCTGCCTTTTGCATTGGGAAACATCAGAGTTCTCCTTATGGTTCAGGCGACGATCATCGTGCGCCAAGTTGGACAAAGGGCGACATGGTCGTGCTGCCCTTAGCGGGGGAGATCGGCGCAGCGATCTTGGATTGGCCATCCATGCGGAATGTCGTGCGAAATGCAGTGAGATCCGCATCGAAATACAGGTGCATGGAAGTTGCTGTTTGCATGCCACCTGCCTTGGTGATCGTCTGGTAGTAAGACAGATCAGCCAGCAACACATCGCCCGCAGCGGAGAAAGTGTTGGCGTGCTGAGAGACAAATACAGGACGACCGAGCAAGGTGCCGTAGGGCGAGACCTGAATGCCTCCAGGATTCATGCCAGTTGGCAGGTAGATCGGGTAGTTGCCCAAGGTGAGGGTGAACAGTGCAGGCAGCACATCGTTATTCACGATCCAGACGGCCTTGCCAAATGAGCCGGGTGGCAGACGCGAGATCATCTTGGCCAGGTTTTGTGCCAAAAGCGTCTGCGTTGCTTGACCCGACTCCTTGGCCACAGTCACGGTCGTTGCGTTGGTCATACAGCCAACAGGCAAGCCAGTGCCGGAGCCAAACAGGATCGACTCATTAGTCTTCCAGCGGATGGAAGTCGCAATCTTGTCGGGCAGATAGGTGGACAACGCATTGGTGTCGTCCAACAACTCATCCGTCACAGGCACGAGCGCCATCAACTTTTTAAGGCGCAGGGTCGACAGGCCCAGCACTGGTTTGGTACCAACAGCCGATGCTGCCTCACCTTGCCAATAGGCCCGGATGCCGTTGGTACCCCAAGGCGTGGTCTCATCCTTGGGAAACGCCATCGTGTTGCCTGTGATTTCCACGTTGTCGGTCATAGGTAAAAGGGAGTCCTCGCCCAGCGACAGCTGGAAAATCTCTTGTGCAAACTGAGGAGGAACCAAGAAGCCGCCATCTTGGGCAGAACCTTCGTTGCCGAAGGAGCTTGGAGCCACGGCACCTCGGTTCATGCCGATGAGCAGACGTTCATCAATCGAGGCGCCAGGATTTTGTGCATGGCGAACAGTTTTAAGGAATTCGCCAACGCTCTTGAAGCCATGCTTGAGGTCTGCGGCCGCGTTATCCACAACTGTGATCACAGAAGCATGGGGCAGTTGAGCCGTGTAGTTCATCTGCGCTTCTTCTGAGATCAAGGCTGCCTCTCGATCGATAGCAGCAGAAGTTGCCTCGATCTTTGATTTCAGGGCTTCAAATGCACTGATTTCTTCCTCATTCATGTCACGCTGCTCAGCGGCAGCGATGTCGGTCAGGGAGCGAGCGTCCTTGACCAGGGTTGCTTTGCGAGACTGAAGCTCGCGGAGTTGCTTACTCATGGATTTGTTCTCCAGAAATGAAAAAACCGCCTAGTCGAAATGACTCAAGGCGGTGACAGGGTTTGCAACCATCGGGTCGCAGGTGGGCGCACCCCTCAACGGAGGAATGCAATAAAAATGAAATGAATCAGATCAAGGCGAGTGCGTCTCGCGCTTGTTTCAATCGCGATTGACCGCGTGGCACAGAGGTCTTGATGCTGGACTGCATCTTGGCGAGGACTTCATCGAAGGTTGAAATTCCATCGACCATATTCATTGCTAAAGCTGCATCAGCGCCAAGCACGCGACCTTCGCCCATTCCATCTCTGACATCGCTGATCGAGACTCCTCTTCCAACGGCAACTGCTTCAACGAATGCGTTGTAGTAGTCGTCTACACGGGATTGCATGAAGGCCTGTGCCTGCTCGTCGAGCGGAACATACGGGTTACCTTCGACCTTGAATTTGCCCGCTGAAATCAGGGTGGGCTTGACCCCTTCTTCTTCCAGTGCCTTCGAGTAATCAAAGTGCGCCTGCCACACACCGATCGAGCCGACTTCCCCTCCCGGTGTGACGTAGAACTCGCTGGCCGAACAGCCAATCCAATAAGCAGCAGACGCCGCCAGGCTGTTGGCTACGGCAATGACCGGCTTTTGGGCGCGGGCCTTGACGATTTCGCTGGCCAGCTCACTGACTCCATAGACACTGCCACCAGGGCTGTCGATGTCGATCAGGATCTGGCCCACAGTGTCATCGGTCAACATCTGGCGCAGGACCGAAGTGAACTGCTGGGTGCTGGTGCTGCCCGGCCCGGAAATGTCATCGACCATGTTGCCGCGCTGCGTCACCACCCCGTAAAGGGGTAGCACCGCGATGCCCGTGCCCGTACTGGCTGCTGCCATTTGTTTTCGGGTGTCACGGATCAGACGATCGGTGTTGACCTGAAACAGGGTCTCGTCGTTGGGCGGCTCGCCCGCAGACCAGCGCGTCAGGATGACGGACATGGCCTGCAAACGCTCTGGCATCAGCGCCCAGGGCGTGGTCAGGAATTCGGAGAGCAGAAGTTGTTTGTTCATGTGTTCATTCCAAGTTGAATCAGGGAAGCAGCCAGTGCGTTTTCCTCAAAGGGCTGTGTTTGCTGTTGTGCCCAGGTACGCACATGGCTCTCATTGAGCCCAAAGGCCTGGGAGATCAGATGGATCTCATTGGTATCAAGGAGGCCTTTGCGTGCAATTCGCCTGCCCAATCGGCTTGCGTTTGACTGCACCAGCTTGCGAAAGCGCATGCTCATCTCCTGATCACCAGAGGGTGCATCGTTCTCGTTGAGCTCTGAGTCGTTGGGTTCGTTTTCCTGCTCGGCCTCTTCAGCGTCCTCTTCTTCCACCATGTTCAGCGGGCGAAGGGGCGAATCCAGGCCATTCAGCGGGTTGAGGTTTTCTGAGATGCGGGCCTCGTTGCGGGTGAGCCAGCCGTTTTGGATGCCGCTTTGGTAATACGCGGAGCGGCTGGCCGCGTCACCGCGCATGAGGTTGCCGAAGTCGAATTCGACTTCCAACTGATCGCCGTCCAGCATCAAATCTGCTTCGATCGACGCCTCCCAGCGCTCGGCCCATGGCGTCATGGTGTGCATGACGAACTCCAGGCTTTGCTGCTCGATGTTCGAAAATGTCGCCCGATCTAAATCGGCAATCATGTGTGGTGGCACACGGAACAACCGGGCAATGTCCGTGATCTGGAACTTGCGCAGCTCCAGGAACTGGGCGTCCTTGTTCGTGACGCCCACCTCATGGAACTTCATGCCGTTTTCCAGCACGAGCACCTTGCCTCGGTTGGAACCGGACTGCGCCGCCTGGTAAGAATCCCTGAACACCCGCTTGGCCTCAGGGTCCTTGAAGGTGCCGGGAAATTCGATCCAGCCGCCCGTGGGTTTGGCGTCGTTCGTGAAGAACCTCGCCCCGTAGTCCTGAGCGGCCAGGGCCATGCCCAGACTCTCGCGGGCCAACTCGATGGGGCTCATGCCCATCAGACCGTCCGAGGACAGGCCGCGCAGGTGCCAGATCTGCCCGCGTGGGAATACGGTTTCATCCCCGTTTTGCATCCGAACCCGGTACCGAAAGTCCCCGCTGTCCATCACCTCCATGCGCACCCGGTCGGGGTGAATCGGCATGAGCTCGGTGATTTCTCCCTTGGGGTTGGCGATGATCTGGCAGAAAGCATTACCCCTCAGGGCCAGGTGTCCCTGAAGCATCTCGCGCCACTCAAAGGGGTTCTGGAACCGGTTGGGCTTGCGTGCCAGAAGACCATAGAGCCAGTGATCGGTCACCCGATCCTTGCCTCCGTCTTTGCGCTGGCGGTACACCACCACCGGAAGAGACGCCATGGTCTCCGACAGGATGCGCACACAGGCATATACCGCTGCGAGCCGCAACGCCCCGTCAGGCGAGACGCGCATGCCTGAGGCGCTGCGCACCGACACCGGCTCAAAGAAGAAGTCTCCCCAAGGGGAACGGTCACTGCTCGAAGCTCTGAATCGATCGATGAATGTGAAAAGTCCCATTGCCTCAGAGCACCATCAACTCATAGTCGGATCCGAGCACCACCGAGTCCCCCGGTTTGATCACCCTTGAGAGGGCCATGATCAGTGCCACGATGCCGTCTATCTTGTTTTCTGCTCGCTCCTTGCGTGGATAGATGTTGTCTTTGACGTCCAGGTGCGCCACCACGTTGCTGGCCATCCAGGCCAATACCGGGTCACCGTCATGGACGAGCTTCTTTTGCAGGACCAGGGCTTCAAGCGTCTTCATCGGTTCGCTGAAGTTCAGCACCGTGGGGCGCACCTCGATCATGGGCAGGCCCTCGGCCAGCATCCGGGTCGAGAGCTGCGTGGCCTGAAACGGGTCGAAGGCCACCGCCTGAATCTCATAACGGGTGGCCATGTACAGCAAGTCCGACTCGATCCAGCCGAAGTCGATCACGTTGCCCGGAGTGACGATGAGCCGCCCCGAATGCATCCAGCCGCCGTACTGACTATTGCCTGCGCCGTTGACCGTGTCCTCGGGCAGGTAGTACTTGCCAAAGGTCACGTAGGCGTCCGAAATCTCCGGATGCCGGAACACCGCTACCAGGGCGGCAATGTCCGTCTTGCTGGCCAGGTCCAGGCCAATCCAGCAGGGCTGACCTTCGAATTGATCAATGAACATGCCGTGCTCGGTACAGGCGTCCCAGGAGCGCATGTCCATCCAGGCTGTGTCGGCGTTCACCCATTCATTGAGGTGCTTGGTCTTGAAGTTGTTGACGGCGCTGGGCAGCTGCATCGCCTTGGCCTGCAGCGGCCCGAGCACCTCGGACCTCACCGAGATGCCCCAGTTGGGGTTGGC